TGCAAGTTCAGCCGCTGCCCCAGCTTCTCAAAGAAAAATGACGGCGGCAGAATCTATGGCTGAGTTGAATCGTGCTACTGGCGCAAAACCAATGGACATGAATTCTGATCGCGGACCAAATGCTGTTACAGGTAATGATTTCACCCGCAACGTCAGCAACACAATGGGAGCTTTGACTCCTATTGGTGGTGGTCTTGGCAAGATTGGTGTGGAATTGGCTATGGGTCGTAAAGGTGCTGAGGCCGCTACAAAAGGCGCTCAGGTTGCTGAGAAAGGCCGTGAAGCCGTTACAAATCCAATGGCATGGGCTGGTGGACCAAAAAGCATGGAAACCATTCAAAAGGTTGAGAATGCAACCAGCAAGGCAGCGGCTAAAGCAGCCAAAGCAAAAGAACGTACAAGCGGTCAGATACCTGACTATGTAACTAATGGCGGCGCTGTTGGATACAAAAAAGGTGGCAAGGTTGATAAAAACCTTAAAAACTACCCAAGCGCATCTGCCGCTGTAAAAGCTGCCCAAAAACGTGGTGATAAAGCTATTACGGTTAAGTTTGCCAAAGGTGGTTCTGTAAGTTCTGCTTCACGCCGTGGCGATGGTATTGCTATTCGTGGCAAAACCAAAGGCACTATGGTTATGTGTAGCGGTGGAATGTACAAGAGCAAAAAATGAGACCAAGTCGCGGTATGGGAGATATTCTCCCCTCCAAAATGCCCACTCCGAAACGCAAGTCTCGTAGGGACAATACCGACTTTACAGAATATGCTGAAGGCGGGAAGGTAAATGCTGCTGGCAATTACACAAAACCAAGCCTTAGAAAAAGGATTGTGTCTCAGGTAAAAGCCGCAGCGACTCAGGGTACAGGTGCTGGACAATGGTCTGCACGTAAGGCTCAGTTAGTTGCCAAGAAATACAAAGCAGCAGGTGGAGGTTACAAAGATTGAAAGCGCCACAGCAATCCTTAAAAGATTGGGGCGACCAGAAATGGCGTACCAAATCAGGAAAACCGTCTTCTAAAACAGGAGAGCGGTATTTGCCAGAAGCGGCAATTAAATCTTTGTCATCGGCAGAATATGCGGCAACCACCAAAGCAAAACGTGCTGGTAAAGCGGCGGGTAAACAATTTGTGGCACAACCAAAAGGTATAGCCAAAAAAACAGCAGGGTTTAGATAATGTCTACAACTAGCGGCTCCTCATCCTTCAATCTTGACCTTGTTAACTTGGTCGAAGAGGCATATGAGCGTTGCGGTCAGGAAATGCGTACTGGTTACGACATGAGGACTGCTCGCCGTTCATTGAACATTATGACTATTGAGTGGTCAAACCGTGGAATTAACCTTTGGACTATTGAGCAAGGGTTTATACCTATCGTCACTGGACAGGGTTCTTACCCAATTCCAGTGGACACAATCGACCTTCTAGACATGGTCACACGTACGGGAAATGGTACGCCTCAACAGTCGGATATTAATATCTCCAGAATCTCTGAGTCAACTTACATGACCATTCCAAACAAATTGGCGCAAGGTCGTCCAATTCAGGTTTGGATTAACCGCCAATCTGGTCAGTCAAACGCAACAACTGCAACTTTAAATGGTGGGATTTCTGCTGTAGACACAACCATCACAGTAAACAACATCTCTGAATTAGCCACAAATGGTTTTATTCAAATTGATGCTGAGACTATTTACTATCAATCTGTAGATGGAAATCAATTGATTAATTGCGCTCGTGGTCAAAACGGAACCACAGCCACCTCACATTTGACTGCCGCTGCAATTACGTCTCAAAACCTACCTTCCATCAACGTTTACCCTACGGGTGATGGTGGCGGACCTTACATATTTGTGTACTATCGTTTACGTCGTATCCAAGATACGGGTGAGAGTGGTGCTACATACCAAGATATTCCATTCAGATTCATCCCTTGTATGGTGGCTGGATTGGCTTTTTATTTGGCTCAAAAGATTCCACAAGCAATGAATGTTCGTGATTTCTTGAAAAATGAGTATGAAGAACAGTGGACGCTTGCCTCAACCGAAGATCGAGACAAAGCGCCTGATAGGTACGTTCCAAGGAATTTGATGTATGCCTAATCGTTTTGCTTCTGGCAAATATGCCATAGCGGAATGCGACCGTTGTGGTCAAAGGTATATGTTGAAGCAGTTGAAGAAGCTGACGATCAAGACCAAGTTAACCAACATTTTGGTATGTCCAGAATGCTGGGAACCTGATCAACCGCAGTTGCAATTGGGTATGTATCCAGTGAATGACCCGCAAGGCATTCGCAATCCAAGACCGGACCTGAGTTATTACTCATCTGGTTTAAACGGCCTTCAATTGGTTGTTGGAAATGGAACCAGCCCAGATGCAAATGGTGTACCCGAAGGGGGAAGCCGAGTGTTTCAGTGGGGTTGGAATCCAGTTGGTGGTGCAAGAGGAGCGGATAGCGGGTTGACTCCCAACGATTTAATTGCACAAACTAGTTTAAACAGCGTTACAGTACAGGTTATTTAGGAGAAAATCATGGCAACATTTGATGGCGTGGCTAAAAAAGGTAAAACAGTTGGCAAAAACTTGGGCGATAGTGGTCCTATTGACAAGATACAAAACGGCGGTAAAGCCAAGCATGGCGTTACTGGAATGGCAATGAGAGCTATGGGTCGTAACATGGCTCGTGCAATGAATCAGAAGCGTTCTGGTCGCGGAGGTTAATATGGGATTTAGCAAAAAAATGATGGGCAAAGAAGTCGGTGATGCCGCTTTCTATGCCAAGCCTCACCACAACCCCGTGAAGGAAGGCCGTCCTCTTACCTATGGTGAGAAGATGGTAACTACACGAGTTGGTGGGCCGCAGCCTTCTACTACGGATGTTTTCCGTGTGGGTGAAGGTAAAGACCCAAATACTTTGAACGCTAAACAAATGGGTCCTCGTACAGGCGCTATGCGCGTCAGTGCTGGCGATCCTGCTGCCGATGATGTCAAGACAACAGGCATTGAAGTACGTGGTAGCGGCGCTGCAACCAAGGGGCGGATGGCTCGTGGACCAATGGCGTAAGCAATGAATTACACGCAGCTTGTTTCCGCAATTCAAGGGTATACAGAGAATTCGTTCCCTGATACCGTGGGAATGACTTCGTCTCAGCAAACCAATACATTCATCAAGAATGCAGAGATTCGCATCTATAACTCTGTTCAGATGCCTCAGTTTAAAAAGAATGTATGGGGTAGCCTAACTTCGGGTAAACACTACCTAAGTCTACCGCCTGACTTTTTGGCTGTGTATTCATTGGCTGTTCTTACCAGCACATCGGTTAGCGTTGCACTAAGCCCTCAAAAGTTTCTGTTGCCTAAAGATGTGAGCTTTATTCGTGAAGCTTATGGCGATCCAACGTATAGCGGTTTACCCCTGTATTACGCTTTATTTGGACAAGATTCCAGCGCACCAACAGAAACACCATATGACCTATCGGTTATTGTCGGACCAAGTCCTGATGCAAACTATTCGGTCGAACTTCATTACTACTATTACCCAGAATCAATTACCACCGCAGGAACATCGTGGCTCGGAGATAATTTCGAGACCGTTCTCCTATACGGCTCCCTCTTAGAAGCGTATACTTTTATGAAGGGTGAAGCGGATGTGATTACGAATTACCAAAATAGGTATAACGAGGCATTAGCTCAATTGAAACGTTTGGGTGATGGTATGGATAGGCGAGATGCCTACCGTAATGGTCAAGCAAGCACACCAGTTAATTAACGGAGATTTTTTATGGCAATCACTCAATGTTTACCCACTAGCTTTAAAGTTGATATTTTAAGCGCACAGCAAAATTTCAGCACTTCAAGTGGTGGACCAAACACCTATTACATGGCGTTGTATACATCGTCTGCAAACCTTAGTGCAACCACAACTGCATACACCTCTTCCGGTGAAGTTGTTGGTACAAATTACACGGCTGGTGGACAGGCGTTGACAATTTCACAAAACCCAACATCAAGCGGCACAACCGCATACATCTCATTCTCCAACACCACTTGGGCTAACTCAACCATCACTGCTCGTGGTGCGATGATTTATAACAATACGTTGGCTGGTAAAAATGCTGTTGCTATTTTTGATTTTGGCAGCGATAAGTCTTCAAATGCAAGCGCATTCACAATTGTGTTTCCTGCAAACGATGCATCAAACGCTGTCATCCGCATTGCCTAATAGGAGCCAAAAATGGCATTAGTCCTTAACGACCGAGTATTAGAAACCACTACCACCACTGGTACGGGTTCTTTTACTCTTGGTGGAGCGGTACAAGATTATCAAACATTCAATGCTGGTATCAGCGTTGGTAATACTACGTACTACTCATGCGTAAATACAAACACTGGACAATGGGAAGTTGGTCTTGGCACTTTGTCCGGCACAACAACCTTACAGCGTACAACACTAATTGACTCATCAACAGGAAGTTTTATTAGTTTCTCTGCTGGTACTAAATTAATTTTCTGTACCTACCCAGCGGCTAAGTCTATAAACCTTGATGCGACAGGCGTATTGGTAACTTACAGCCAAGGTGCAACAAATGGTTCTGGTACTGTATTGACACAGTCAATTGCCCAGTTCTTTACCAACTACAACAATTACACCCAGTTTAGTTTGCAAAACTTAAATGCTGGTGGTTTTGCTTCATCAGATTTTGTTATTACTGCTGATAACGGTAACGACACAACCTATTATTCCGACATGGGTCTTGCGAGTAGCGGACACAACGATGGGCTATATACCGTCATTCTCCCCAATGATGCCTACTACTATGTAAACGGCGGTAATTTGGTGTTGGGTACACAGACCGCAGCAAAAATCATTAAGTTTATCCAAGGCGGTACGCTGACGGCAAACGAGATTGCTAGGTTCTCAACATCAAACAATCTGTTGGTTGGAACAACAACAGACACTGGCGCAAAAATTACTGCTCAAGGTGTTATTCAATCTAATACTGGTGGATTTAAATTCCCTGATGGAACAGTCCAGTTAAGTGCTGCAACTGCTTTCAAAGCAATCTCTGGCGGTTTAAACGTTGGATTGCAATCTCTTCCAACAATTACTGGTGCATCATTGGTAACAACCAACGGTCAGTTCCAAGTAACGTTTACCACTGCAACGCCGCATAACTTGCAAGCGCAGCAAACAGTAACTATTGCCAGTGCTTCTCCCGTTGCTTACAACGGTTCATTTGCAATCCAATATATCAGCGCAACTCAATTCCAAGTGACATATGCAGCCAGTCCCGGCTCGTATACGTCTGGCGCTGTAGCAACGTCTTACTTCCCCGTCACAGGGCAAACATTCACATTTTCGGATGCGGCGGCTACGACAAGTAGCGTGGTAAGTATTGTCCCAAGTGCGTCTACTGCAAATAGCGCATACGGTGGCGATGAATTGGAAATGGATGACATTTGCGTTGCCGCAAGCTGCACAACAGCTGGCACTGTAAACGTTTATATTTCTACAAACAACGGGCCAATCGCTGGCATCCGAAATTTCAACTACTCTCTGAGTTAAAAGGAAAAATCATGGCAATTATTCAAACAGGCGCTGCCTCTTCTGGTAACCAAATCGTTGACCCTACATTTCAGGCGGCTCGTTTCTCTGAGCGTCCTCCTGAAATTTTAGGTGCTTATCAAATCGGCCTTGTATCAGGTGCTTTGACAACTGCTGCTGCTGGTTCAACAGTCTATTCATTCCGTTTCAACCCTTCGACCACAACCAACTTGTGCATGATTCGCCGTGTTGAAATTGGTTTTGTAATGACTACTGCATTTACCACTGCACAGTCTTTAAACTATTCGATGCAAATTGCTCGTGCGTTTACTGCTGTTGACTCTGGTGGTACATCTGCTTCGTTTACACAGACTAGTACTGGCAAGATGCGTACATCAATG